TCAGAGTTCAGCTCAGAATCCATGATGTATGCGGCCCTTGCAAGCTCGGCAGCAGGAACCTCCCCTGATGAACTCACAACCGATCCGTCAGATATGTTGTAACTGGCAAGGCATGCGTTAACTCCAGTCACACCGCAGACGGCCAAACAGAACGCCGGGTACTTGAATTCCTCTGGCAATCCGGTCAACCTTATTAAAGATGGTTTCATCAGGCCGTATAGAATCGCATTGTGGGTGAGTGATGCAGCGACAAGGCACATCGAACTCAAGTAGCTGCAGCCCTTCTTCATCAAGTTGACCCCTTGTGCCACTGCGGACTTGAAGTCTGAAGCATAGGACTCACCAGTCATCGAGGAGAGGTAAGCAATCTTTTCCTTCAACGACCCAGGAATGAAAACCAATGAGCCCTGATCAACGATGTGCATTTGGTTCATCTCCGCGTTCATGGTGGTGTACATGTCTTTCGACTCGCTGTTGACTATGTTGAAGAAACGGCTGACCTTGTGCCTTAGGTAAGTCACCTTATGCATGCTTGAAAGTGCGAAATTCTTTTCGAGCAGCATAGCCTTGTACTCGTCATCACTCGTGCAGAGAGACTTAGAAAAGTAGACAGCCCTCACACCTCTCTCCGTGATTCTGGACATGAGCTCATCAATGTGGTTGGCACATATTGCCGAAGGCAACGATGATGTTTTCTGGAATATCCCTTGCAACATGCCCCACGGGAACTGCATGGAAGACCAATTCGCCCTGTCCAAGAGCTCCAATTTCGATATGAACTCGTCAATGGTCTTGGACTTGCCTGTCTTCCTCTCCTCTGAAAGCAAGATTGCTGAAGCAACCTTTAACGCTCCTTCAGGGCATGCAACTCTCTTCATAGTTGCCATCTTAAGAACCCATCTTATCAAGGATCTCGTGTAATAATCATTAGGGGCTATCAAGCACGAAAGGATTGCATAGAAGAAATTCACCAAGTTGTTGGGACCCCATCTGGTCTTGTCAAAATTTCCATTACACGACATCAATTCTGTTCCGAGGCCCAGAGTGGCTCTGAGTCTGTCATTCTCTGCCTTTCTCTCTACAACAAGCCCTCCGAAATGCTCTCTCTTGTCCTTGGCATTCACGATGTTCGTTTTCAGGAGTACCTTCTCAGAGAAATCCTCAACAAACTTGGCTGCAATTCGGAAGGACGTGTTCAATGTGGATATCTCTCTGTTTCCCGTCTGCTTGCTCTTTGCGGCAGTGTTTGCATTGAAGTGTCTGGAAGCATCATCAGAATTCACGATGTCTTCGAAGTGCAGTTGCCATATCTCACAGACCGGGTCATCCAACTCTGTAGTGTCAGTGAATCTGTCCACCCTGTCACTAAAGGACTCCATTGCCAAGCAGCTTCTGCCAGACCTCTTCCCGAAATCTGCAGATGACTTGAATGTGCCCAGAGAAGAAGTTGGTGACACTTTCTCGAATGGCTTGGCAACGAATGGGATATTCTGACTGAGTGTGGCATACATCATGAAGAATATGCTCCCTGTAAACCTCTTGGCCGGAATGGGGTTCGCACTCAACACCAGGCAGAACTCCGTCTGTGCGTCAACCAACTCATTGAAGTCCATAGATGTACTTCCCACGTAGCCCAAAAGCTCATCCTTCCTCTCCGACAGTGCCTTCCTGAATATGTTGTGCTCATCCACTAGCTTGTTCCAATTTAGCATCTCGGGTATGACCATGTCGGATTTCTCTCGATTAGTGACCTGGTGCAGGTAGCACATGTCTGTCTGGTATTCGAAGCTTGAAGTCGGCAGTAAATCACATGGCATCATCAGTTCCAACCTGTTGGAAAGAGCGCCTTTCAGCAACGCCAAGTTTGTCTTTGCCAATCTCGCCTCTTGAATGCACGTGCAAAGCTTCAACTGTTCGATGGCATAAACCATTTCATAGAAGTTCTTTGGAAGAAGCTCTGGGACATCTATCTTCCTGACTAGCG